GCATTATTTAAGATAGGTAGTTTATTTGTTTCTGCTGGGGAAGGGATTAAACATTTCATCGAATGGCTTAAAGAAAATCAAACTATTGTTAAAGCTGTTGGGATAGGATTAGGAGTGGCAGCGGTTGCTTATGGGCTTTATACCCTTTATGTCAATGCAGCAACAATAGGTACAACTATATTAACAGCGGCTACATGGGCTTTAGATGCAGCTTTAGCTGTATTAACTTCTCCAATTACTTTAGTAATAGCGGCTATTGCAGCAGTAACGGCTTCGGTTATGTGGGCTTATGATACTTTTGGCAAATTTAGGGGCGGAGTTTGGGCTACATGGGCAGTATTAAAGGAGTTTGCAAGTATTGTAAGCGATGTATTTATGGGATTGGGTAAAACAATCACAGGAATATTAACTTTTGATCCTAAAATGATTGCTTCGGGGGCTGAACAAGCTATTTCAGCAGTAAAAAATGCGGCTGAAAGAATAGGAAAAGCGGGAAAGGAAGGTTACGCATCAGGAATGGCTGATTTTGGCAAACCTAAAGAAGAAGAAAAGAAAAAAGTTGCTAAAGGACCAATGGGAGCAATACAACCCGAAAGACCTACTAAAGATATTTCACCAAAGGGAGCTACAGGGCAAAAATCAGTTACAATAAATATTTCTATTAACAAATTGATAGAACAATTTAAAGTTAGCACTACTAATATGCAGGAATCATACGGAAAGATTCAGGAACACGTTGCTAATACATTACTTCAAGCGGTAAACGATAGTTCAATACAAGCTGGAATATGAGTTTAATAAATTTACAAGGAGGTTTTGAAGCACCTGGGGCAATTACTAAATTAGCTCGTTATTACAATTTAAATAATGTTGCTGTAATCAATGCAAAACAAAATAATCCTTATGAGGGTAAGCCTGAATTACAAGTAAAAAATGTACCTGATTTACCAATCGGCACTTCATCATTAGGCACCCCGATTTATTCTAATTTAATTTTAAAGCCTGTACCTATTTACACAGATTTTACAGGTAAAACTATCTATCCTTCGGGGCAAGATATTGTTTTAAACACTTGTATAATTACTATCGACCAACCTATAAGAATTGTAAAAACAGAAATTCAAGGGAGAGATGGTACAGTAAAAGAATATATAGGGAAAGATGATGCCAAGATAACCATAAACGGCATTATAACGGGGTCTAACGGCATTTATCCTAAGTTAGATGTATATTTCCTCAAAACATGGTTAGATGCCCCTGTAAGCAAGCAAATAACGGCTTGGTGGTTAGATAATTTAGGAATATCCCAAATAGTAATTGATTCATATAGTTTTCCTCAGGTAGAGGGCGGGTATTCTTATCAAATGTTTTCTATTTCGGCTATTTCTGATAATCCTGTTGAACTTAAAATAAGCCAGCCGAATGTATAGACCGATTACTGAAATATCATTTCAACAAGTAACTAATGGGAGAAATATGTCTTTTTCTTTCAATTTTGTTAATGAATTTTCGGCTACGGATGAATGGGTAAACCTTACTAATGAATGTAAGATTACTTTCCCAAAAAATATGTATGTTAAAGATGCTAATGGCATACTTCAACCATTAGGAGGCACCCAATCAGATTTACAGGTAAATAATTTATTCCAAAGGGGAGATAAGGTTACGGTTAAATATGGTTATTGGTTAGAAGATGGGAATAGTTCCGTAACGCTAATATTTCAAGGATATATTAGTAAGGTTACATCTAAAAAGCCTATTCAATTAGAATGTCAAAATAATATGTGGAAATTAAAACAAATTCCATGTAAAAGGCAAGTTTGGAGCAGTAGTCTTAAAAGTTTATTTCAGTTATTATTAGCTGGGACAGAATTTACGGTTAATCAATTAAGTGATGTTAATATAGGAAGTTTTATTATTGAGAATGAAACTGTTGCACAGCTTTGTGAAAGATTAAGAAAAGATTTTCATATAGAAAGCTATTTTAGAGGCAATGAATTAAGGTTAGGTCTTTCTCCTTATATCGCTTCGGAAGCTGTAACAACTAATGTTTTTGCTTTTCAACAAAATATAATTAGCGACCAATTAGATTTTCAAAGAAAAGATGATATTAAATTATCGGCTGTTTGTCAATCTATAAATACTGTATCAGCTGGGTATAATAAAAAAGGCGAGGAGAAAACTAAAAAAGAAAGATTGACTGTATTGGTTTATACTGATTCATCAGGTAATTTTCAGCATATAGTTAAAAAGAAAGGGGAAGAATTGCCTGCAAATACCGAAGGAGAAAGGAGAACTTTATTCTTCCCTAATATATCCGATGTTACTACAATGGTTAATATGGGGATTGCAGAGTTAAAAAAATATTATTACACAGGATTTAAAGGAAAGTTTACAACTTTTGCTTATCCATTTGTTAAATTAGGCGACCATATTCAAATAATAGACCACATTATGCCGGATAGATCGGGAAAATATGTTGTTAGAGGAGTTGAATATACAGGGGGAAAGGATGGTCATAGACAAATAATTAGTTTAGATTATAAATTATTATGAGTAACAGAGCGGTCATATCAGCTATTCAAAAGATGGCAGGAACTTTTAAAGAAGATAAAGTTAGAATGCTTGTTGGTACTGTTCAAAGTATTGAAGGCAATACCTGTACTTGTACTGTAGATGATGAGATGCCATTGCCTAATGTTCAATTACAAGCTGGGATATGTGATGGATGGCTTTTAGTTCCTGTCATCGGTTCAACAGTTATGATTTTATATTCTACTCAAAATAATCCTATTGTGGTCCTTTATTCGGATATAGATAAGGCTTATTTACAAGTAGGAGATAGCTCTATTGAGATTTTAAATGATGGGAGCATAACTTTTAATGATGGAGCCCTAGGGGGATTGGTTGAGGCTAATCCTTTGGTGGCTAAGTTGAATAACTTGGAATCTAAAGTAAATCAATTAATCAGTACCTTTAATGCCCATACACATGGAGTTGTTTCAATAGGAAGTCCGACTACTATCACGACAACCCCGGTGAGTGGAACATTAACTCCCACTAAGGTGGTTGACATAGAAAATACAAAGATAACACATGGCTAATTTTGATATTTCATTGATAAATAATGACTGCAATTTGCAGAATGGTGATTTTTTAATTGCTGCAAGTGATGAGCAGCACATAATAGATACTATAAATGCTTTTCCAGGTTGGTGGAAACAAAACCCTGCCGATGGAATTGGTATTGGTGCATGGCAAAAAGGGGCGGCACAAATTCAGGAATTGACAAAAAAATTAAGATTACAATTAGTGTCAGATGGTTATACAGTAACTAATCCAACAGTTACTTTATCACCTGATGGTAAATTTATTATAACTCCAAATGCAACTATATGACAACTTATTATGCGGTTTCGGGGCAGTCATTTAGCGATGTATGCTTAAATACTTACGGCACACTTGATAATTATATAAAATTATTAGAAGACAATAATTTAGTTCCTGATGCAGCCCCTTATTCTAATGAGGCTATAATATGGAATGAATCTATTGTTAAGGACCAAACAACTTATAAAATAACAACAGGTTCGGGGGAGGTTTTTTCTACTTTATTCGGGCAAAACACTAATAATTGGTTCCAAGTTATAGGTGGCGAGAACCCTGTTATTATTCCTATCAATCCTGCACCTGTAACACCACAAGGATTAAATATGTATATAAAACCATTATCGCTGTATTATACAGCCACAGGAGGAGAAACAGACATTACTATTGTTGATTTACAAGGCATGAATATTTTACAAATTGAAAGAGAGATTAAGCCTTTAAAAAGTAGTGAATTTATTTTCAATTCAATTACGGGATCCATTCAATTGATTGGAATAGACCCATTAGGTGTTGGCGAAACATTATTTATTCTTTACACTCAGACAATTACTTTATAATGAAGCAATTATTTATATTTTTAGTAGTATTATTACCTTTTTTGGCAAAAAGTCAAACTGTTATTTATGGAAAATATAAATACACAGATAGCTTAACATTTGCTAAGTATAAAAACAATAATTCAGGAGATAGCGTTTTAAGCGTTGATAATCAAGGAAGATTAAAACTTTCTTATAATCATACTATAGATACAACAGGGAAATGGATTGGCATTGGATGGTTACCTTCTTTGGTTAAATATTCGGATACAGCTTTTATGTTAAGCCCTTACCTAAGGAAAATAGACACTACAGGCAAATGGTTGGGGGCTGGATGGTATTCTTATTTAGTAAAATATTCCGACACAGCAAACATGCTAAGCCCTTATCAAAGAAGTTTAACTGCTGTAAAATATAGTGATACTGCTTCAATGTTGGCAAATTACCGTACAGGAATAATTGCTTTAAATGCAGATACGGTTTACCAAGCAGCCCAAATTGCTGCGAGAGTAAAGTACACAGATACGGCTTCAATGTTAAGCCCTTATGCAAGAACTACAGCTTTAGGAAGTTATGTTAAATATACCGATACTGCTTCTATGCTTTCTCCTTATGGTCGGCTTAATTACATTAACACGCAACTTGCAACTAAAGTTAATTATACAGATACGGCTTCCATGCTTAGTCCATATTACAGGACTGCAACTGCTAATGCAGCTT